GCAGCTCTACAACCACAGAGAGCCTTTTGTCAATACTCAGACAGTACGATCAAGGAAATAAATCAACGACTGATTAAATGTATAGAGTGCGAGGAGAAGTTGACGCTTTACAAAGAGTTAGCAAAAAGCGACAGCACTCAGATAATGAACCAGGCTGCAATCATAACTAACCAAGAACAAACCATTGCCAAAGAAAAAAGCAAGAACAAAACACTGAGAAGCGTGAACGCTGTTCAGTTTGCTTTGCTCGTTTTGGCTTTAATACTATGAAAACAAATGTACACATCCTCAGAAACACATTCGCACCTAAAAAAGTATTACTCATCAGTGATGCCCATTGGGACAATCCAAAGTGTGACCGTGACCTATTGCGAAACCATCTCGAAAAAGCCAAAGAAATCGGGGCGGACATATTGCTTAATGGTGACACATTTTGCTTAATGCAGGGGGCGTATGACCCTCGTAAGAACAAAAGCGACATCCGACCAGAACACAACAAGGCAAATTATTTAGATGCCGTTGTTAATGATGCGGTCAAGTGGTTTAGTCCTTATGCTCACCTTATCAAGGTAGTAGGTTATGGCAACCATGAAACCAACATCTTGAAGCGACAGGAAACAGATGTGATTGAACGCTTTGTATATGGGCTAAACTCAACCAATGATACCAATGTTGAGGTTGGAGGGTATGGAGGTTGGATAGTGTACAACTTTGCTCGTGAGAATAGCAACAGTAAGGTGAATTTTAACATCAAGTATTTCCACGGCTCAGGTGGAGGCGGACCAGTGACAAAGGGAACAATTCAATTTAACCGAATGCAGACTTTTGTTGAGGGTGCTGATATGATTTGGATGGGTCACGTACACGAAGACCATGAACTTACGTACACAGTTGAAAGGCTCACACAAAGCAAGGTAAAACTTAAAGACATTCTGATGGTTCGTACTGCAACCTATAAGGAAGAATACAACGGAGGCAAAGGAGGATGGCATGTTGAACGTGGAGCAAGTCCAAAGCCTTTAGGCGGTAGATGGTTAGAGTTACACCCAGAGAGAATAAGAAAAGACGGAACGGAAGAAAATAAAGTAAACGCTTTTACATACAAGATAAGATGAAGATAGAGGTGAATTACATATTTCGCGAGGACATGATTGATCCAATTTACGAACAGATAGGATTGGAAACAGAAGCTCAAGAGGTTGAGATTGTAGAACAGGGTATTTTGGACTTGACAAAAGTAGTTGGAGCGTCACAATTTTACGAGATGACTCAAGTGTTTTGTGAGGGTTCTCATTCTTTTTATATAGATTTGCCATACGAAGAGTTTAGATATATATGGCTGACAACGTGAACAATCCTACCCACTATGCAGGGGAGATTGAATGTATAGAATGTATTAAAGCACAAATGAGTTATGAAGAATTTAAAGGTTATTTACGGGGTAATTCTCTTAAGTATATGTGGCGTTATAATCGTAAAAACGGAATGGAAGACCTGCAAAAAGCAGAGTGGTATCTCAAAAGATTACAAAAAGAAATACAAGACCATGGGTAATATAAACAACGCAAACATCGACTACATCCTCAAGTGGGAGGGTGGACTTAGTAAACATTCAAAAGATTCAGCATCGTCAGACTGTGTGCCTGATGGCTCTGGCGTACATACGAACCGAGGAATCACTTGGAAATCTTGGAAGGCTCAGTTTTCAGATTCTCCTGAATCAATAAAGAGATTCTATGAGATGAATCACGATGATTGGAAAAAAATCTACAAACTATACTGGGATGGCATCAAGGCAGATGATATTGAATCCGATTTAATCGCTGAGTTTTGGGCTGATTTTGCTTGGGGTTCTGGTGTTTACGGAGCAGCCAAGCAGTTGCAGAAATTCATCGTATCAGAGGGTTTTAACATTGCAGTGGATGGGAAGGTAGGGAAGAACACTTTGAGTGCCTTAAATCGCCTTATAATCATGAAAGGAGAGGACTATATCTACTTAAAGAGTTACGACCATAGAGTTGACTTCTTGAGAGGGCTTGATTCATTCAAGCATTTTGGTCGTGGATGGATCAGCAGATTAAAGGACTTTCACAACTACGCACTAAGTAAATTGAATGGCTGATTCTCTTGAAAGCATAGGAAAAGAGTATTCAGATTTTAACCCGTCAGCAGATGATGGGATTTTGCGTATAGTCCAGAATTGGGGCAACGAGCTTATTGCTCAGATGCAGAACCGGTTGAGGATTAACAACACTAACGCCTCAAGTTCATTATCTCAGTCTATTGAGCCACAAATCAAAGGAACACAAAAAGGATATCGTTTGACTGTCCTAATGCAAGAGTATTGGTTTTATGTTGAGAACGGTAGAAAACCAACTAAAGCCGGTGGCAATGGTGAATTGTATCGTAACATTTATGAGTGGGTACAAAACAAAAGAGAAATGCAGATGAAGATTTCTCAGTCACCTGATAGAATTGCAGCCACTAAATCACTTGCTCACGCTATTACCAACAAGATACACAAAGAGGGAACACAATCGCAACCATTCGTGACACCATCTTTAAAACAAGTCACAACTCAAACCCTCGCTCAGAGAATTGGGAGGTACATTGCCGACACTTTAGGCAGCCCATAAAGAAAAAAGTTTTTTCATTCTGCAAATTATTTTTATATTTGTGGCATGGAAATACAAGAAATTGTAAAGCTAATCAAGCTTAAGAAACGTCACGGCATCATCAAGCGTGTCAGTGAACAAACGGGCGTATCTATGCCCAGCGTCAAGAAGTACATTGAAGGCAACGTTATTTCAGACAAAGCCCTTTTAGTTTTAAAGGCTGCCCTTGAGGACATTGAAAATGAGGAGGTGCAGCAATGATTACTATTTTAGTTGAGGACAAAGATGTTGTTGTTGAGCAGTGTTTTGTCACGTTAATCTTTGATCGTGAGGAAATCGAGTCAATGATTATGGAGCATTACCGGGATGAGTATTCTGACCATGTGTACAGAACAGTTGACGAAGAAGGTGCATCATTCACCACTGACTTTCTTTTGTACAATGACATTGAACGCCACGATGTTATCAATGACTTGATGTACTATCACGACCTAAAACCAACCAAAATCAAATTAGTAGAAAATGAAAACAAGTAATGAAACAAGCAACCTTGTAAAAGCTCTGTTTGAGTTCCAAGGCAAAGTCAACGCTGTTAAGAAGACAGCCAAGAATGACCATTTCCACTCTTCGTATGCGGATTTGTCCAGTATTCTGACAACCATCAACCCGGTGTGTCAAGAGTTAGGGCTTCTAATTACTCAGCACCCACACGATGACGTATTGGTCACCAAGATTTATCACGTTGAATCAGGCGAATGGATGCAATCTGAACAGCTCTTAAGAATGCGTGATGCTAACAATCCACAGCAGTATGGTTCTGCTTTGACCTATGCTCGTCGTTATGCCCTTGCATCTATCTTTAATTTAAACCAGGCAGACGATGACGGAAATTCTGCAAGTGGGCATCAAGTTAAAACAGTCAAGGAAACCATAACACCACAACATCCAATGTGGCAGAAAGCATTAAAACACATTCAGAACGGTGGCAACATCCAAGACATTAAAGACAAGTTTGTTCTATCTAAAAAGCATGAGGAGGTATTGACAGCAACCAAATGACTAATGACTAAAGGATTTAAACTATTATGAAAACAAGTAAAGAAACACAACTAAAACGCTATGGAAGTTTTTTACACGATGTGTATGAAACCAAAATAGCAACAATCGAAATGTGCAAAAAGCACAAGATTAATGTCAACACTTTGACTTCGATGAGAAGAATGTGCTTGATTGACAGAAAAGGCAACAGCAAGATGCAACACAAGCCAAACATCAGAACTGTGCAATCTGTTATTTCAAACAATAAGGAATATCAGAAAAAATACCATCAAGCAAAAAGAGTTGAATCAAAACCAAGAAAGCCCATTGTAAAGACCCATACAAAAGAAATCAATCTATTTTGGGGTATGATAAAAATAATCAGATGATGGAAGTTACAATGACTCAAAGCCAAGAGGAATGGCAGAAAGCAAGAGCCAACAGATTCACAGCCTCTGTGGTTCACAAGTTAATGGGGAGCAGCCGATCAGGTTCTCCCCTTTCAAAGACGGCAGAAACATTTGTCTATGAACGAGCTGCTGAGATACTGACCGGCAATTCTAAGCCAATTTACGGAGATGCTCTTGATTGGGGTATAGCACATGAGCAATATGCATTTTTTAATTTCAATCAGCAGAACTTTCAGGAGTGGACATACTACGGAGGAGAAACCTACGTCTTTATTCCCTATGGGGAGTACAGCGGATATTCCCCAGACGGCTTGAGTTCGGATGCTATACTTGAAATAAAATGCCCTTACAATAGTGGCATCCATTTAAAGAACTTCAATATCTATGATGCAGATAGCCTTAAGCAAATACATCCTGAGTATTATTGGCAGATGCAACTCGGAATGTTAGCCACTGACCTTGACTATGGTTATTTTGTTTCGTATGATCCACGAATGCCAGAAGAAAAACAGATGCACATAGGAGAGATTGAGAGGCATGAAGTCGAGTTTGAACTAAATGAGAAATTGACAAATGCTTGGGAATTATTGCAAGAAATTTTGTCAAATTAAAAAGAAAGTTTATATTTGAAGTATGGAAGTACCAGTAATTTTAGTTTTACCAATCGCATTGATCATGGCTATTTGCTATTTAGCTTATGCTAAAATCTGCGATGACATTAGAGAATTTAAGAAGCTTGAGGATGAGCTTGAGCGTCAAGCCAATGAATCTGAAAAGCCTTATGTTGAACCACTTTACAGAAGGAGATTCAAGAAATGAACAACATGATTCAGCAAAGGGTTGCTGCCGTTCTACTAAAGCATCCTGAAACCAAAGATGATGACCGAATGCTTACTGCTTATTATTGGACAATGCAGATGGCAGACGAAGGAATCAGATTAGAAACCTTTGATGACTTTAAACGTGAGTACACATTTGGCAAGTTGACCGATGCCCAGACGATCACGAGAATCAGAAGAAAGCTTCAGATGGAACGCCCACAATTTAGAGGCAAGAAGTATTTGGAGAAGATGGCAAAGCAACAAAAAGTCAAAAGTGATTTGGGTTATACTGATAATTCATTATATTCGTAGAGCAAACAACAGGGTAGGAGCTGTTATGTTAAAAGATTTTTGCCTCGGCTGGTTAGATGGACTCCTACACATCTAATCGGTACGGGGCTTTTTTTATGGCACAAAATAAGAAATCATTCATATTGTACACCGACCTAATTCATACGGTGCAGCAATTAAACGAAGAACAAGCCGGTAGATTGTTTAAGCATATTCTCGCTTATGTTAATGACCTTGATCCTGAAACAGACGATGTTATAACCAAGATTGCATTTGAACCAATTAGACAACAATTAAAGCGTGATCTTCAGAAATGGGATAGCTACATTGAAAAGCAAAGCCTTAATGGAAAAAAGGGTGGCAGACCAAAGAAACCCAAAGAAAGCGAAAAAACCCAAGCCTTTTCTGAAAAACCCAAAAAAGCTGATAGTGTTAATGTAAGTGTAAGTGA